AGTAATCGGATCACGCATCGTGTGATCGTAAAAATACTGTTCTGCCGGCGCAGGGTCGATATACAGCGCCTTCAAGTAATTGTGGCTTTGACCGCCAGGGTTGGCCGTCATCACCAGCCGGGGCAAAAAGCCTTCCTGCTTGGGCTGGAAGTTACCGAGACGCATACGGCTTTTGATGTAGCCAAGTTGATACGGCGTCATCTGACCCGCCTCATCAACTAGCGCTATATGTATCTCAGTTCCCTGAATACGGTCACAATCACTGTCCCGCTCCAAATACTGGAACTGGATTGAGCTGCCATTGAAGAACTCATAGCGCTTGCGCGTCTCATTGTAGTTGCCAAGCTCTCGCGGCAGCTCACGCTTCAACGGCTGTATATGGTTGGCATCCAGCTCAGGCAGTGACCGCCTGAAAATAAACGCCTGCAAGCCTGGGTTCTCCAGACAAAAGCCAATCAGGTCATAACGCCCCGCATGGCTCTTGCCACCACCAGCGGCGCCGCCAAACAAGATCTGCTTGGCACGACACTTGTGAAGCAATGCCTGCTTTGGCTGCGGGTCATAGTCAATCTTGATGGTTTTAGGCATCTGGGAAGATTGAACCTTCCTCATTGCCGCCACGCTGGGTCGCCGCTACAGCCCCGCCGGTCACCAATACAGGGCCGACAATGCCGTATTTCTCAAGGATTTTGACAGCCTTGTCATCAAAGATGACATAGTTCCGCTCTGCCGCCTCATCAGAAGTGCCAGCCCCTCTGGAGCCAGCGGCACGGTATTTGATGCCTGGGATGCCAAAGTCATTCAAAAGCTGAGATGCCTTTACAGCCCCATCTGCTCTTATGCGCCCATATTCTTGCGACGTTGCAGCAAAAAATCGCTCCAAGTCAGTCAGTATATCATCACCAGTCGGTGAGTATCCCTCTGTTGGGCTTTCACCTCTAATAGCTGCCAGCGCCTTAAAGTCAAATCGGTCATAGATTTCTGGCTCACCCGCCAAAAGGTCACCAACCAAGTTTTCCATTTGTTTTTGCACAACGCGGGGCTGCTGGTTCAGTGGCAAGTCATAATCCAGCAGCTCGTCAGGCTTGGGAGACAGTGCAACCTTGTACATCTTGCCGCGAGTGAACTTGTCGGGGTCAAGGCTTTCGTAAATCTCCAAATCACGCTGGGCAGATTGCCTTATCAAATCAGCAAGCTCTTGGGCTTCAGCATCACTTTCTGCGAGGCGTAAAGTGGCGCTGTCTGGGTTTTCGATTTGCGCTTTGAGTGAGCGTATTTTTCTCTCAATGACATTGGCAGGCTTTTGGTCGAAAAAGGCCATTTCACCCGCGATTGAATCTAGAATCATCTCGCGGTCAGTAAGACCATCAACCTCTCTGGCGTTTTTGACAGCACTGCCGTCATAGACAATGCTAGACCGGCCCCTACCAATCGAATCACGATAGAACTTGGCTATATCCTCACTGTCAGTGAAGTACAGCCCATAGCCATACGCCTGTGCGCCCTCGCCAGTGCCAATCATCTCCAGCCGGAACTCATCAAAGTCCGCGCCAGATCCATGAAACGCTATGATGCCAGGTTCAGTCTCAGTCGGCAGAACTACCGAAACAGGATTTTCAGCAGTCGGCGGCTCAAAGTTGCCAGTCTCAAAATACCGTGCCTGAGCCTGTGCCAGCGCATCACCCATTTGCTGATTAGGGTCAACCTTGGCAACATCAGCTAACGACGGCACTTCTTCTAAATCACGCACGACGACTGCGGGGAAACTGCTTACACCCAGTTCATTGAGCGCCGCTAATCGGTGCGCCCCCTCTAAAACATAGTAGCCCTCTTTATCCTGAACCACGATCAGCGGATTGATTTCTTGGCTTTCCTTGATTTGAGAAGCCAATTCTTCTACTCGCCTGAAATCGTCTGACGAATAAAACAAATTCTCCTTTTGGGGGTAAGGAATATCCGTCATTGGGATGTCTTGGATATTCGGCACAATTTCATAGTCGTTCAAAGACGCAGAAATCGAACTGAAGTTAGGAACATCCTCCCTTACCGCTAGGCCGCCAAACGGCTTTGCGGCATCAGCCGCAACTTCACCAGCCTGACCAGCAACCCTCGCAGCTCTGGGTGCCTTTAAAGTGGTGCCTATAAGCGCAAGCGGCGGCACAAACGCACCGCCAGCCATCATCACATCGCCGGCACCACCCAACGCCTGTAACCCAGCATCGAGGTAGTTGCCCTGAGTGATGTTCTGACCAAAGCTGGGCAAGAGCTCGCCTGGCTGTGCCGGATCAGGAGCAAAGCCCATGATGTCAGTCACGCCAGCTCCAGGCGCAAACAAACTAGCAGTCGCGCCCGTCGCATAAGCCGGCATCGCCATGTCGCTGAACCGCGTAGGCTCAGCCATGTCCTGCATCGACGGCCTAATTCGACCAGAGAAAAACCGACTGTCGCTAAACGGGTCGTCCCGCGCATCCGACATCAATCGCTGCGCCATCATGCGCCGCGCAAAGCCCTGTGGCCGCTCTGCCATTACTGTGCCGCCCTACCGAAATGCCGCTCCATAAACTGCAAAGCGGCAGCACTGTTCACAAAACCGGGCTTGCAAAAAGCCTCTGGCTCACTCCACTTATCCGTAGTGGGCCGAGAACGCATCATCTTGCGATACTCAGCAACATTGTCAGTACGCCAGACCCAACCGACAGCACGCATCAGGCAATACTGGTTGTTGGTCACGCCCAGATGCGCCAAGCGACCCAAAGAGTTGACCCAAACGCTCTGCAAACGCATCTCGCCGCATCGAGCCACAACAGCGTCAATGTTCTCCTGCGTGCAGTAACGCCTGTCTCTCGACAGCATGGATGCACCAGCGCCGTCCAAAAACGCCTGCCTGCCGCTGCCGTCAAAGGGCGCAAGGTCAATGATGCGAGGGCCAGTGTGCAACCTGAGAAACCTGTTTTTTATGGAAGCGCGCGTGTTCATATAACGCATACGTCGCCGCGCAAGCCGGCCCGGCGGGGTCAGGCCTAGGGGGCCATATCGTGCGAATGTCGCATAATGTTCATTATGGAGATGGTATACCCTGCATAAACAATGGCTTAGCATTGCAGTGTAGGCCATGTGCCAAAAATGTCGCTGTCAGACTAGGATTCGCCCTCGATTACGACACCGGCTGTCGCGTCAGCGCTATTTCGCTCTATGTTGATCTGGACATTGACGGCGCCGCCTTTTGAGCTGTCGCTACCAAAGCTATCCCTTTGAGTTCGTTCAAGAAACCATGTGTCTGCACGCCAGTCACGCTCTCCAGCTTGGCCGATCCGGCGCACCCTGAGAGCGACAGCGGCGCTTTCAGCGGCGCGTACCTCACTCGCAAATGCCGCGTCGTCTGCTATCCATCGATGCAGCGTTGCTTCATGCACGCCAACGACTTGCGCTGCGTGCTTCTTTGGCACGCCATCTTTGAGAAGCTCTATAACTCCGGCACGTTTATCGCCAGCAACTAGCTGTGTCGATGTTGGTTGCGCTGTTGCAACCGCTTGATTGGTTGCATCTGGTTGCATGGTTGCAACCTGCAACTCCCTACGCTGCCGTTTGATTGCAACCGTCAGCGGCTTGTCGCTGATCCATCCCTCCCGCTGGCATCGCTTCTGTATGGCCTGGCGCGAGACCTTGTAATCCTTGGATACTGCGTTGAAGCTCTCGCCGGCTTGTATGCGTTGCTGTATTTCAGGCCAATCAACTTGCGCTGGCTGGTACTTACGCATGATCTTCCTTTGCCATGAATCCCCAGCCACCGGCACCAAAGGCAAACCGATTTAGCCTATTGTCGGAAGCTGAGGAAGGGTTGCGCAACCAGATATGGTTGCAGTCTATCAGAACCGTACCAGATTTGGAGACAGTTGCAACCACCTTATCGAAAAAGATCAATTGAGCTTGTAGTGCAGCTCAATCAGAGCGTGCCGATAGTTGCGCTTGACGATACGCGGATCGTGTAGCCCTAGCATGATCGCCAGCTTCTTCCATGCTGGCCCTCTGGCTCTAAATGCAGCGCTGTGCGCTACAGCCCAGACCAAGCGACGGTCGTCTTCTGGCATGATGCTGGTTAGGCGCATAGCCTCATCTAAGTCACTGATCTGCTTTGAGGTCGGTTGCAGTCTTGTTGGCCCGATCTGCGTCCAGCCGTAGCCGTGCCAGTCCAGCGGGTAATCTGGCCATGAGCTGAGCTTTTGCTTGCGGGTTGCCGGCGGCAACCTTCTGTCAGTCTCTGCTGCCTGGAGAAACAGGTCGTGTAGCTGTTCTACGTTCATAGAAGTGCGTCTCCCACTGGTCTACAAATTTCCGCTGTTGAAAGGGGCCGAGTTGCCAGTAGCCGTGCATGAGGTCTTTGTAGCGCTCTAGGCTCATTTCTAGGCGCAGTTTGGTGAAGACCTGCTTGCGGCGTTCATTGAACTCGTCGCGCTCTCTGCGCTCGATGGCCTGCCTGTAAGGGTGTTTCGCTCTTTTCGCTACGCGGCCTATAAGCTGTTGAACTCGTTGCCTTTGCAATTTTTCACTTGACGGATTTTTCGGCGTCGATAAAATCATGGCTTAAGCAATCTCCTCGCTTACGCGCTCTCGATAGCGCTTTTTTTAATCAAGATTTTTGGTTCTTAGATGGCTTTTAAGATGGCCTTTGGTTAGGGTCATTAACAACGCCATATATAGCTG